GGTCTAATTGCTTGTTCAGCAAATGTAGCACGGCGATTGTACTCAGTAGAACGCTGTTCTGCTTCTTCCAATAGCTTGGCTGTCTCAGCCAATTTACGTTCTAATTCACTTCCTTTTTCCGCTTTCGGTGCAAGTTCTTTAAGCTGCTCCGATAGCTTACGCCTGTTTTCTCGTTCGGCGTTCAACGCATTTTTGAGGTTTGAGATGTGAGTCTCATATAACTCTTTTACAGCAGGTTCTGCCGTCTGCAAATACTCCTCGAATGAATTGTAAGCCAGACCCTCTGCATCCCGCTTTGGTTCTTGCTCTCCTGCATGCTCTTGAGTTTGATCCGCCATAATTACCTCACTTCTAATTATACTATTTTGTCAAGTAAAGTCAACTGTCCAGTTAGCTCTCTGGTTTGTCTTTACTATTACGCTTTTTACTTACTTCCTGCATATACTTAATGATTGCTCTACGCTTGACTTTGATTGGTTTGTCTTGTAACCCTAATTTCTTTAGCAATAAATTGACCTCGTGCCCATACGAGAAGTTGCCAGTTGCTATCCTTTTCATTTTACGAGTACTCCATAGATCTTATTCCCAACTCGACCTAATACCTTTAGTTTGGTCTTTGCGGGCAATAATATTTCTAATGCGCTATCATCTACAAATAACGCTGGCAAACCCTTCGGCGCTTGGAGAATTAACATCGCCTCGTCTTGCCAATTCCCCTTTGTAAAGATTTCAGCTACGGCTCGGCTCGTGGAAGTAGAAGTGAACTGACTAAGTTCTATTACCTCATTCGGTTTTACTCCTACGAATTTCGACAACGAGTCACCTCGATACAAAATCTGGTCGGAAGGTAATTTACCAGATAAGATTTGCTTCTGCAAGGATTCTCCCAAAGGGTGAATTGTGTTATCTCTACCCCTACCATACCAAATATTAGGTTCTTTTATCCAAGCATCTATTTCTGGCGAGCGTACTGGCTTACCAAACAATTCTCTTGTTTTCTCGGCTACTTGCTTATAGCTCTGCTCATACCCGCCACCTGATACCATCTCATTTGCCTTCAAATATTGCAGTATTGCTTCATCATTCTTAGGTGTGCCATAAATGTAGCTTTTCCAGTTCGGTGATAAGTCTTTTAGCGGTAATACGCTTGGACTATTACCCCACACTCTATTGTGATGAATGGTAACTAAATCATCCAACTTAAAGTCGCCATGCTTCCACGCCTCATAATAGCCCTTACCCATCCTTGCCTGTTGCTCCTCTGGTGATAACTTTTGGAAGTAATCCTTGCCATACTCCCACTCAGGCTCAGGTGCGCCATCTACCCACGGTACCATGGTACATCCCCCATTCGGATGATCTTCTAATGCGGTCTGAGAACTATAAACTGTCCCGTCAAGTAATAAACAAGCCATACAAGAATGCCTTTTACTTGCAAGACGCTTCCACTTACTCACAACCCCGTATTCCTGAAATGTTCGTAAAGTCGCTGTCCGATGCGCCCAATTTATCTCTGTTCTTGCAATAACTAATGAGCGCTTATAAGGTAATGATGCTGCATCCGTTATCAATTTGGCAACTTCTCGCATTGGCATGCCCATTGAAAAACCTTGCATCAAAGCATTGCCAATAATATTTGTACCTCTGCCCGGAATAATAGACTGAAATAACCGATCTAATGGCGCACCCTCTTGCAGTAACGATTGTATCGCTTCAATCTGCTCCTTAGGTAATCTCCGAAAATAACCATAATCCATTCTGCCAGAAGCATTTAATAATCCTGTTGCATCATCAATTCCAATATTAACAGTCTCGAGTAAAGATTTTTGCGTATATTGCTCTGCCCAACCACTATAGTTGCGCCAAGCGTTTTCAGCTTGTTCTTGCAATTGCTTGTAATAACTAAGCTCGTTTAACCAAGCTTGCGTTATTGGCTTGCCTTGAGATTGAAGTAATCTTATTTCATCAATGACACTATCTACTTTGTTGGATAATCCAACATTGATCTGCCACCACTTGTTTGCCATCTGCTCTGTAACAGTCAGATTGAAAGCTTCTAATTCTCGTTGGTGCTTGAGAGCAAGTTCTACTATTTCTACAGGCATTATTCAGCCTCACCACGTTCTGTCTGAGTTTGGGTGTTCATCTCTGGCAAATAAGGATTATTGCTCTGCTGAAGACGAATCACGGCTGTTTCTAATGCCGCCTCTGCTAAATCAGCATTACGCTTCTTATCCTCTTTCATGTCTGCAATCATTTGATTAATATCATCCTGTCCCCAACCAAACCTCTTGAGAACAGTAACTAACGGAATTCCCATTGCAACCATCGTTTGCATTGCCGATGTTTGCGTTACAATCTGTTCGGTTTCCGGTCTTTCCCAAGTACAAACCGTTTTCTCTGATTCATCTATGTACTTCGCCAATTCGAGCCAAGGTTGCTCTAATCCATCAATAATATGATTGATTTTCTTTATCAACGGTGTTTCCATAACAACTAATGCTTCACCACTCACATTTGCCCCAGTATTTGAGAAATAATGCTTCGGAATGCGTGAAATAATCGAAATAGTATTAGTCAATTTATCTATTGTATCAAGATACATAGCTAAGTCTGCAGTTTGAAAAACACCTACCGAAGTTACTTCCTCATCAGAAGTCCCTTTAGGTATCTGCATGATAGATTGCGGGCTGGCTGTAAGCGATGATATATCTGCATTCGTTATCATCCACCTTTGCGGAAATGCACCAAACTCTGCAATAACCATCATATCGCTAAATATCTTATTTATTGCATCTTGCAATGGGATAACATTGGTCAATTCTGGCTGTGCCTTGAAATGAATAATCGGTATTGATCCAAATGGCTCTGGTATTTCATCAATCAAATTAAATGACTTGTAATATGTTGGCTTTCCTTGACATGCATACTTTTCAATCCGATCCGGATAATAAAGATTCAATTGCGTGGAATTGTTCTCTGCCGAATAAAATACCTTTATCGCGAGCCTCTTTACATTCGGGTCTTCATCAGAATATTCAATTGCAATTTGCGAAGGCGAATTGTAAAATACTCTCTTTTCCCCATCAATTAAATCGAGCATCAAATAGCCATTCCCAGTAATCAAACTGTCTCGATGTACATGTCTCGATAATTGAGATAATTTTTGACCATCCCAAAATGAATCAAGCTTATCATTTATAGACCTGTTAGGGTTATCATATCCATGCAATGTAATCCGATCTAAGGTCGTGTCTATTACAACAGCGCACCAATTCTGTACAAAATTAACTGTGGACCTATTAAACACTTCACGCAATCGTTCATGCGAATAAATAAGTGGATGATCGCCATAATAATAAGCTGTATATGCTTCCACCCGCCTCTCTTGTTCTTTCAACCTATTAAACATTGTTTTTAAATCGTCATTTTCCATTAATACCTCTCCTGTCTCGCAACTAACTTTGTACTTGCTTCTTTCACTAATTCCGTAAAAGCACCCGCAGCTGCATCGGCAATATCATCATGTGGTGATTCAGGTACTCCATGAAGTTCATTCAAAAAAGTGTCATTCCAATAAGCCTTGACTAATTTTACCAGTCCTTGCTCTGCCGCTGCTGCTAATGGCTTCCATGCAAGCATCTTACTCTTGTTCTTATTAACACCTCTTGCATCAATGCCAGCTAATCGAGTGGCTCTCGCAATACTATCACGCCTTGCTGCACTTCCGGGCTCTATTTCCCATCGCGCAAAATACCTTCCATCTATAACAGTTCTAACTTGGTCACCTAAAATAATACCATCTATTGTCCGATCTGTTTCAGCAGCTGACAGCCTATCATGAAACATTTGCGTTACATAATAATATTGACCATCATATACCATCTCAATTCCGCAAGTGTAATCTGGATCACCACCAGCATCTGCCGAAGTTGAGGCAGTATCAAAGTAACGACAACGTAATCCAAATGGGGGCGGATCATCCACAATCTGAAACCAATCCATGTTGAACACCTTACCAGCCGATGGCTTTATCTTCCAATTACCACCTCTTACTGGATCACCCAAAAGCCGCATTCTGTCTACGTAGTTCAATGCCTTCAATGACGCTAAATAACTCGGATCTGTTTCCAATAGAATCGGATTATCATAAATAGTGAATGGGATATAAGTAACACTCTTTGGTTCATGGTCTTTACCAAACCTATCAATCAACTCCTCTTTCGTATCAGCCCAGTATATTGTTTCTTGTACTCGTGTAAAAGCTCGCGTCTTCCCTACTCGGCTCATATCAGCAAAGCCATCATCCGCAATCCACCAGCTAATCAGCTCAGCTAACCAACCCGGCTCTGGATTTGCAGTAGCTCTAACATAAGACCTAATTCCACATGTCGTTCTATTCCTCGATAACATGTAGAAAAACTGCTTTTCAGTAAATGTTTCCAACTGGTCAAACATAAGCAACGCAAGCTGAGAACCACGCCAATTTTCGAGTGCCTTGTCATTTAATAAGTATCCATAGGCATACTTTACCTTACCATTTACAAAATCCCCACGATTTTCTCTTGCCGTAAGTCCAACAAGTGGGTAAATCTTCATGGCTTCATCCCATAAACCACCCGGACGTTTTATTTCTGGATATGTCCGCCTGAATATAGCAGAATTGAATCCATCTCTATTAAGGTGACGCAACGGCTCTATCGTCAAGGCAAATGATTTACCACCTCCTGCTGCACCACCACCAATAACTATATCAGCGGAAGCAGACAAAAACAATTCTTGCTTAGGCTGTAAACGAATCTCCAATGTCATCTTCCCTGTTATTTTCAGGTATGTAAATAGTAACGCCACCTTCTGCGTCAACCTTTACTGTTGTATCAGCCCTTCGTCCATAGCTTTCTGGAAATCTACGCTCCAACATCCATGCTGACGCCTGCCAAGTAGTCTTGGATGCTTTATTGATATTTGCGATATGGTATGCCTTAAACTTGGCATCAGCATGTTTTATAGCCTCTACTAATTCCACGCATAAGGCATTTGACTTGGTCATCTTTATCTTACCATCGAGCACAGCCTTACCAGTAGCCAACCATTTGTAATAGCCAGACTCACTAACATCC